GTCGCCTTCGCCAATTCAATCTGTCGTTACTCATCACCAACGAGTTTATGAAGGCAGTCAAGGAGGATCAACCGTGGAATATCATCTTCCCATTGAATGAGCAGGGTCAAGTCTATCGCACCTTACCGGCCCGCGAGTTGTGGACACTGGTGATGGAGTCCACTTATGACTATGCCGAACCGGGATTCATCTTGATTGATGAAGTCAATACGATGAATAACAACTGGTTTTGTGAGGAGATCAGAGCCACCAATCCTTGCGGTGAAGTGCCTCTGCCTCCACACGGCTCATGTTTACTCGGCAGTATTGATTTGACTCGGTTCATCAGTCAACCCTTCACCAGTAACGTGAAGTTTGACTGGGCGGAGTATCGCAAGGTTATTAGAATCTTCACCAGAATGCTTGATAATGTGGTGGAGATTAGTGGTTTACCGTTACCTGAACAACGATTGGAGTTGGAGAGGAAGCGTCGGCATGGGATGGGCTACTTCGGACTCGGTTCAGCCTTCGCAATGATGAATATGAAGTATGGTGACGACACTTCGATTCAGTTCACTCAAGATGTTACCAAGACATTAGCGATTGAAGGTTATCGTGTAGGTCTGGAGTTGGCGAAGGAGAAGGGTGCTGCACCGATCATGAATGAAGACTTTGAAGTGACTGGACAGGTTGAGAAAGGTCGTGTCCTTCATGCTCAGAGTCAGTATATGCAGCGGATTCGTGCGATTGATGCTGCTCTGGTTGACGAACTGAGTCATGTCGGTTGTCGCTTCACCCATCACTCGTCCATCGCCCCAACCGGGACGATTGCCCTCTCACTCGGCAATAACGCGAGTAATGGGATTGAACCGAGTTTCAGTCATCAGTATTTTCGGAATGTGATTAAGCCTGGGAAGAAGACCAAGGAGCAAGTACCTGTCTTCTCGAAGGAAGCCTTACTGTTTGGCAATGAACCCTATCCACCTTCGTTCGTGACAGCCAATGAAGTGACTCCGAAGCAGAACATTGATATTCAGGCCGCTGCACAGTATTGGATTGATGCAAGTATCTCCAAGACAGTGAATGTCGCCACTGACTATCCATTTGAAGACTTCAAAGGATTGTATCAGTATGCTTATGAGAAAGGATTGAAAGGGTGCGCGACCTTCCGCTTCAATCCCACTCGATTCCAAGGTGTGTTAGTGAACGAGTCTGACTTGAAGAACACCACCTATCAATTCACACTCGATGATGGCAGTCAAGTCGTGGTGAGTGGTCACGAGCAGATTGAGTATGATGGTGAGATTCACAGTGCAGCGAATCTCTTTGATAGTCTCAAAGAAGGTCTTTATGGTAAATACTAAGGATGTTCAACGTGAATGCAAGTGATTTAACGGCCAATGCGTTAGCCATACTCCACGAACTCTATGATGGAGAACGGCATTACTCGAATGAGATTTGTGCTAAAATCAATCTCAAGAAGTCAACCTTTCGTTCTTCAGTGCAGCGAATGATTGCCTTCGGTTTAGTGAATGAGTCAGAAGATTTATTGAGTCAACAGCGGCGACTGGAGTATCGTATTACCACGGAAGGCAAGAAGTTGTTATCGCAGTTTAATCAGGACAGTGAGATTCTCGCTAAACGCCAATTACCACAACGCGAACAGTTGCCGTCCATCAGTCAGTGGTTGAGAATGCAGGCACAAGTGTTTACCGAGATGGCTGAACATATGGAGAGCTATGATGAGTGATTCAGTCTCCAGTCAGTGCTGGATATGTCAGCACAAGAAAGCGATGGAAGCCTCTCGTGAAGGTCACAATCCATTCTTCGTCTCCTTCTGCGAAATCGGTCTGGAGTTTGGTCTGGTGAAGAAGTGTCCAGAGTTTGAACTGAAGGATGTATTAAAAGAGTCTTGACAGTCTACTCAAATCAGACTAGACTACTCTCATGGTTTAGCTATAGCGTCGGTTAGCCGTTGAGTGCGACGGACACGATGGATTAAAGATAACCACGGCAGTTCACAGTCACCTTTCCTCCTTGTATGGTGAGGAGTGAACCGTTAGCTCACGAGACGAGTACAAACTTCCCGCTTCGGCGGGTTTTTTGTGTCCTGATGAAAATAATGAAAAGAGTTCCTTGAACATTTCCGCAGACTTCCTGTATTCATTGGTGCATGAATACACAATCGTTTTCTCTCAGTTTTGCTCCAACGATTACTGGCGAAGGTGAGGTTCCTCGGAACTTCGCAGGCACGGCTTATTCTGGTGGAGTGATTCCTTCCTACGGTTGGTTTGGTGATGTCGCTATTGACTTGGCGACGATGAAAGTCCCGACCAAGCCGGTCTTCGCACTGCTGAATCACGATACCGATCAGCGAGCCGGTCGGTGTGCCGTGTTGAATGTCGGCCATCAGATTGAAGTCTCTGGTGCGTTTAGCCAAGTGACGGCTGCTGGCAGACAAGTCGCTGCTGAATTTGCTGAAGGTGCGCCGTGGGAGTTCTCAGTCGGCATCAATGCCGAATTCGAGTCATTCAAGAAGCCCACTGAAGTTCAAGTGAATGGACAGACGTTGAAAGTGAACGGAGTCTTTCGGAATGCCTCGGTTCGTGAAGTTTCGTTTGTCCCGGCTGGTGCTGACCCGAATACCAAAGCGATTGCTTTTGAGTCTCATTTCCTTGAGAAGCAATCTGAATTAACCATACTGGAGTCCGTGATGGATTTGAAAGAACTTGAAGAGAAGGTATCTGGCCTGACCGCCATGAATGCCGATCTCCAAATGCAGTTGAAAGCTGCTCAGGATGATCACGCGCAGGTTGTGGCTGATCTGACGGCCAAGTTGAGTGCAGAAGCCGAGCAGTCCAAGACAATGTTTGATCGTGCCACGAACTCGAAATTGAACTCAAGCAGTTCAAAGCCGATGTGCGAATGAATGCGGTGAAGGCGTTGTTTGCCGATCTGAATCGTGATGCAACTGAAGCCGCCATGCTGCCTTATCTCGGTATGGACGAGGCGACTTTTGCCGTTGTTGCTGCCGATCTTCGGAACATCAAGCCGGTCAATCTTAACGCTGACCTGTTCAAAGAAGTTGCCACGAATGGCAAAGAGAATGCGACCGAGATTGATCTCGCGGCGCAGTTGTTCAAACAAGTCGCGGGAGTGAAGTAAATGGCTACTTATACTGAACCGGGTCGTAATTATGCGTTTCTGTTGTGCGAGGGGCCGGGTACGATCTCTCGTGAGAAGGTCACGCTGTTGCGGGATGCCTCTAATACTCAGCCAGTAGTGGCTGGAACTGTTCTCGGCATGATTACCGCTTCTGGTAAATACACGCCTTACGATGATGCGGTTGCTGGTCTGGTGGCGACTGGTGCGACGGTGGCTGCGGCGATTCTCGCTGAGACCGTTGATCCTGAGTTGATTGCGGCGGGCGATGTCACGGTGCAAATTATCAAGCGGTTTGCTGAAGTGAAGGCTGATGAGTTGACTTGGCACACGCTGGCCGATGCGACTTCCAAAGCCGCTGCTCTGACGGCTCTGGCCGGGACTAACATGATTCTGATTCGGAGTTGAGCATGGACATCTTTCGTGATTACTTCACTCGTGAAGCTCTGCTGGCGAGTATTGCCAAGGTTCAGTATGTTCCGGGCAAGTTTGCGCCGTGGTTCGAGTCTCGTTCTCTGAATGGGACGATCTTCGCTCTCGAAGATACTCCTGCTCAGGGTTATAACATTCTGGCTGAAGCGCCGCGTGGTACTCCATCCAAAGTGGAGACTCTGGTGCGTCGTGCAGTGCATACCTTCAACACCAAGCATTATCGTGCCGATGGTGCGGTGTATGCTGATGAAGTGTTGAATATGCGCGGTCAAGGCGTTGCCAATGCCGTCGATGTGATTCAGCAGCGTCGTGATGAAACGATGGCAAAGCTGCGTCGTGATATTGATATGACGCACGAGAGTCTGCGTCTGGCCTGCATTCTGACTCCTGACAATGCCTTCGGCAGCAAACCGGCTGATGTGAGTATTGCGCTCGCCACTGACGCGACCAAGACACGTCAGGAAATCTTCACCAAGATTATTAAGCCGATGGAGACTGCGCTGGACGGGATTCCGTTCACGGGTCTTCATGCCTACGTCGATGATACTGCGTGGGGCAAGCTGATCGAGAATGCGGCCATCAAGGCAACCTACGATGGTTGGAGTATGGCTGCGAGTCTGCGGAATGATCCGCGTGAAACCGTCAACTTCGGTGGTGTGCTTTGGGAGCGGTATCGGGGTTACGGCAGTATCGCAATTCCTTCGGGCAAAGCGATTGTGCTTCCGGTCGGTGTGCCGCAGATGTTCCTGCAAGCCTTCGCGCCTGCTGACACTCTGGATACTGTCGGCACTGGAAGCATGGGAACTCCGTACTTCCCACAGGCGATTCCGAGTGCGGATAACCGGCGTTGGTACATGGAGATTCAGACCAACTGCGTGATGGTCTGCACTCGTCCGACTGCGGTGCTCACTGTAGCGGTTCCCTACTGGCTAAGTGTAAACCGA